CTGGAATAGTCCGAATACTGGAATAGTCCGAATACTGGAATAGTCCGAATACTGGAATAGTCCGAATACTGGTCTACTACTCGCGCATCTCTTTAAGAGACCGCGAGTGCACACGTGCGATACCTTAAATACCAAATAACAAAAATATGGCAGGAAGAGCAAAGAAGGAAGCCGCCCCGGATACGAAGGCGGCAATTACCAAGGGACAAGCGACGGGCAAAGCCCCCGCCCCTAAAACAGATTTGAAGAAGTGCAAAGAACTTTATGAGGTCGTGCAGACGCGCGGTTGCAAAGGCGCAACGTTGACTACCGTCGAGGAGTGCGTAGATTACGTAGCCGAGTACATGAACTTCTGCGAGCGAAACCCGTTCATCACTTATGAAGTCCTAAAGGGTGGAAACGCAGCAGGGCAAAAAGTCCCTATAGAGAAGAAACGCGCGCCATCGCTTGGCGGCTTCTGCCTTTTCATCGGATGGACTTTGCAAGCGTTCAAGAAGAACGGCGCACGACTTGAAAAGCTCGCGGACGACGGGAACGAAGACGCGGCTAACCTATTGACCGGGTACGCCCTTATCGCCGAACTCATTGCAACCGATATGGACGAAAGCGCGCTTGCCGGTGTGGTAGATGCTAACTACATGGCAAAGCTTAGAGGACTACGAGACCTTAAAGACGTTACAAGCAACGGTAAGGAAGCCGGCACGAAGGCTATGCAGGTTAACGTACTATCCGAGGACGCAGTAAAGAACCTGCAAAAGTTAGGAGGCATTTAGAGCATGAACGTTACATTTACTTTTGAAAAGATATTGGCGGCTTTCGTAGACCCGAAGATACGCGGTGTAGCCTCTAAAGGCGGTACACGTAGCGGCAAGACATGGGCAACCCTACAGATGCTGCACATACTTGCACTGAACAACCCCCAACCGCTCGTTATCTCATGTGTGGCAGCTACGTTCCCTATGGTGAAACGTGGTATGCTACGTGACTTTAAAGCCATGGTGGCAGCCGAGGGGTATTGGGACGAGAACAAGTTCAACAAGACAGAAAGCACCTACGAATACCCGAACGGCACGATAGTAGAGTTCTTCTCATGTGATAACGCCGGCAAGGTGCACGGCCCAGCACGTGATATACTTTTCGTCAATGAGGCGCAAAGCATACCGCGCGAAATCTTTAGGCAACTCGATATCCGTACCCGTAAAAAGGTCATTATCGACTATAACCCGGTACGGAAGTTTTGGGGCGAAACCGAGTTCGTAGGCGACAGATACACCACGATACATTCGACGTACAAGGATAACCCGTACTTGACCCCCGAACAAGTGGCAGCCATCGAGAAGAACAAGGACGACGCCAACTGGTGGCGCGTGTATGGCGAGGGCTTGACGGGCGGTGTGGAGGGTAACGTTTATCCCGAGTACGAAGTAATAGACGATATGCCGGAAACCTTCACGGGTAGATGCCTGGGGCTTGACTTCGGTTTCGTGAATGACCCTACCGCCATTGTCGATATTCGCATGGAAGGCTGGGACTTATACGTAGACCTGCTTTGTTATGAACAAGGCTTGCTAAATAGCCATATAGCGGACTACTTGAACGCCAACGCACTGAACCGCGTGATAACGGTGTGCGATAGTGCGGAGCAAAAGAGTATCGTGGAACTACAGCAAAAGCGTATCAAAGCAATACCGTGCGTCAAGGGGCGCGGCTCGGTGGCGGCAGGCATCGCCCAGGTGAAGCAATTCAAGTTGCACGTAACAAAGCGTTCGGTCAAGCTGCTTGACGAGTTGGATAATTACAAATGGATTAAGGACGAAGTATCGGACACATACACCAACGAGGCGATAGACGCGTGGAACCACGCACTCGACGCTCTCCGTTACGGTGTGGACTTCTTGATACGTAAATACAGACCTAAATAATGAAAAAGTTTATATTGAAATGGATATATCGCATAACAGCGATTAACAACCGAAAGGTTTTATTAAGAGTTGCTAACCTACCGGCAAACGGAACCGTCCGAATAACCAAGGACGAGGAGAAGTTGCTAAAGGATATGATTAAGTATTGCCGCCCTTCACAAGTCGCTACGCGCAATGGGAAAGCTGTGTACAGACTTAGAGACGTTGAAGGCATAACTCTATGGTCTATGCTTGAGACGCGTCGTGCAGAGGACGCAAACGAGCGTATCAAGGCGTGGACTGATGACAACTATGAAGCCGAGACAATTCTCGACGCTGCGAAGCTTGACAAGTTCATAGTGTCACAGATGGAAATCGCGGACGGTCTCGAACAAATCGTGTTCCAGAACATGAAGCCAGGCGGCGAGAGCGCGTTGACGGGTGACGAGACGATTAAACAAGCAAAGAACCTTCTCGGGCTTGTGCAGATTACCGCCGAGCTATTTCACTGTAGCTTTGAGGATGCAAAGCAAATCAACTATTCGGACGCTATGCTGGCTATCGCCAAACGTAACGACGAGATAGAGAAGGAGAAAAGAGAGCTGAAGAAACAACAAATGAAAAACAGATAGTTATGACTTTTGAAACAATACTTAACACAGCGAACGCCCGGGCAACTGCACTGGGCAAAACGCTGATATTCGGAGATACCGCCGTACAGAACGTAGCCGCCAACGAATTGAGTGAGGACTTCTTTACGCTTGACGTAACGACTGGAAGCTATACGGACACGAACGTACCTAACAGCAGCGCATACACGGTAGTCATCCGCTGCATGGGTACATCGGCTTATATGCGGGACGATGCTATGGAGATTACTACACTGATACGTACAGACCGGCTTTTGCATGAGATGCTTAAGAGCTTCATATGCGGCTACGAGATTGGCTCGCTCCGTATCGCCAAAGTACAGAACCAGTACGATACAATCAAATCGGGCTGGGAGGCAACGTTCGACGTCTACAAGTACGGGGCGTGAACTTGATACAGTTTGTTTTCTGGCGGTTTACTTCGTACTTTTGTGCATTGTTTAAAAACAAAAGAACATGAAAATCATCAGAAACAACTTTATCCCGGTTAAAGGCTTCAAAGCTATTAACCTTTTCGGTATTCTCTTCGTACGTGGTAACGCGGTTATAAGCGAGAAGACGTTAAGACACGAACACATCCACACGATGCAAATGCGCGAGATGCTGTACGTGCCGTTTTACTTGTGGTATGGCATTGAGTACGTTATCCGCTTTTTCGCCTGGAGCTTCGAGAAGAAGCCATGCGACCCGAACGATAAGCCATACGACCGCATGAGTTTTGAGAGGGAAGCCTACGGCAACGAGCACGACGTATACTACCCGAAGACAAGGAAACATTACAGTTGGTTTAAATACATTTAACTATGAACAAGGAAGTTACCCAATTAGTTAGGCAGATACGCGACGAGATAGTAGCTAACTACTATCGCATGAGGCTTAACGCTTCGGGCCGCTTCGACAGGGAAACAGAGGTGGTAGAGTATGCAGGCGGCGTTAAGATAGAAAGCCCGGCATATATCTATCAGATGGAAGACGGACGGGCGGCTGGCAGCTTTCCGCCCGTTTCTGCCATTAAGCAGTGGATTAAGGACAAGAACGCGAACGCAGGCACGGACATACCCGAAGAAGCGGCATACGCGATAGCATATGTTATCAAACGAGACGGCATACGTGTACCCAACGAGCACAACGAAGGCGGCGTAGCAAGCACAATACTAACCCCCGAGATGGTACAACGTATCACAGTAGAGGTGTCCCGGATAGTAAGGGCGGAGATATTAACCATTTTAACTAAAAAGCAATGATAGTAAGGAGATTAATTGAGGGTGGCACGTTCACAGCAGGTGACACGACAACCCTATACGGAATTGGGCCGGGTATATACAAGCCTATACGATTGGAGCAGGTAGGCTCGGTTACCAGTATAGCCCTTATCTTTTCACGTAATGGGGCTACAAAGGCAACGGCTACGGTTACCCCCTACGAGGGCGCGGTATTGGATATATCAATGATGGCAGCAGCCACACCGAGTATAACGGAGAGCATTAACACGAGGCTGGGGTTTGCCGATTTCGCAGACTTTGTAACAATACAATACACAGAGGGCGCGTTGAAATCCATCGGTATGCGAGTAATCCATGCGCCAATAGCGGACGGGAGATTTTCCGACCAGCCGAGCACGCGCACCCTATCGGACTACGGAAACGGGTTGTTTAACCAGTTGGATTTTAGCTGTGCTTCGTTCCTTAACAGCCCGTTGACGGGTGCGCCGTTTAACTTTGCCTTGCGATACGGGCAGTCTGCAGCGAATTCGGACGGTAGACTACGGTACAGGTACGGCGGTTCGGTAACATCGGGCATTTGGGCTCAGAGTACCACTACAGACACTGCCAATATGAACATGTTTCAGTTCAGAACCGCAAACGATGCCAACGCATGGGGCTACGCACGTTTTGAACGTAAATACCCGTATTGCTCTGACCCCAACAAACGGGTAACGCTCCGATGGCTTAACAGCAAAGGGGCTTATGATACGATGTATTTTGACCAATACCGTATTGTGCCTACTTATTTGGTTAACTTCTCGGGCGGCAACCGTGTGTTGTCCTACGACGTTACGATAAACGTAGTAGTAACGGACGATAACCAAACTGCGCTGTATTGGCTTTCACGTTCGGGCGAGGTTGCCGGGGTATTCCCTTTGGCTACTAACCAGTGGGCACGCGTTACAATACAGAACCCGAACGCGTTGAACATACAAGGCGGCGCAACGGGACGAGTAGCGTCTTTTAAATGCAAGTTTGAAATTGTAGAACCTTAACAATATGGATTTAACAATACGAATTGATGGTGTAGTGATAGATGGCGTTTCCGCAAACTCGGTTAAACTGACTATCAACAACCCAGACCCCTTAAAATTCACGGAGCAAACGGTTAGTTACTCCGGGACAATCAGCGTACCCCGTTCAGAAGTGAATGACCGGGTGTTCCGTTCCGAGCGTTTCCCGGGGGCGTTCACAAGGACATCCCCGTACCGTGCCGAATTGTATTTCGGGGGCTTCAATATTCCGTTCGGCAGCGGTTTGTTCCGTGTACGTGTAACGGCAGACGAAGACGGCTACAGCCTTGAATTGATAGAAAACATATCGAAGCTTTCGTCGTTACGTGCCCCGGTGGTGGCAATACCTAAGTTCGAATCGCCGGCATATCAGTTCTCGACGTATATAGACAGCCTTAATTACGCGTACCCGAACGACGTTACAATACCTACGATATACGCGGCGAACAGGTCAACGCCCGTGCTTATGTCATACATCGCAGACCGGGTCACAAAAAAGGCAGGTGATTACAAGGACGCGGAGAGTCAGCTGGTGTTCAAAGGCGCACACGACGGACTGGACGGCTCGGTATATTCGGCTAACTATATGATAGCGGAAAACAACGAGGTTGCCACGTGTTTTACATACATGACTGGCTCCGCGTTCGATTTAAGGTTTACGGATGATTCGTTTATTGTCCTTCCGCCTTCCGCACCTTCTACCGTTTATCTTAGAAGCAACGGAGGTACATTCGCTTTGCCGTTTCGGCGCGGTGCGGTAAGACCCGACGGCAACCACCCATATTACCCGGTAAACCCGGGTTCTACATCGTGTTTGGTTACCCCGAGGTCTTCACGCGATTTGAACTTCGGATTTACTACCTCGGCCGTGTCGGGGGTGTATTCGAGCACACCGATTACCACCGTACCGAATGCGGAAGCGTATTTCATATCGTTCAAGATTAATTCGGTTACCGCCCCGGAGTATGCTCGGGACTTGTTACCCACGATGGGTATAGATACGCCTTTCGATATCGTGCAGGCGTTCTGCAAAGCGTTTTGTTGGACGTATGAATTCAAGTCCAAGCCGTTTGCATTGACACTTAAACCGTTTATCAACCCGTCTAATACTTCCACATACCGGGTAGACTGGACGGGGAAAATAGACCAATCAAGTATAAAGGTTGCAGAAGCCGCCGGCGCCGCAAGAACATACACGGTACAGGTAGGCTCGCTTAAACAGACGGTAGGCGGCTATGGTGGTGCCATATCTACGCAGGAGACGGTAGGTGAGAGCGCGTTCCCGGTGAACCCCGGTGCGCAAAGGCCGTACGCCTCTATGATTAGGTTGGCAGGCTCGTACGTACCCGATAACTATTTCAACCGTGCAAGCGGTTATCGCGCTACGATAGCAGGGCATTACTACCGTTTTTCTCCCGGCTGGCAGGTGACGGCAAAAATGAACCTATCATATTTTGATATACAGAAAATGAAGTCCGACGCGCTTTATTTCGTAGGTGAACTTAACTACTGGTTTTATCTCCGAACGATAAGCAATTGGGACCCATCAACAGGAAATGCGAACGTTACGTTAATCGCAGTTAAAAATTAATAATTTGGATTATGGCAACAGAAAAAGTTACTCTATTAGACCTTTCGTTTGATACGTCATCAGCCCTTGACGGGCTGGACGCTCTTATAGCAAAGTCCGTCGAACTGGCAGAAACAAAGAGCCAGCTGATGGCAGCGCTTAAGGACGAGAAGAAACAGTTGGACGAGGCAGGCAAGTCGTACAAGGCCGGGACAATAGGACAAGACGAGTATAAAAAGGCAGTAGGCGATGCGGCAAAGGCTCAAATCGAATTGAAAAAGCAGTTGTTGGACGTTAACGCCTCTATCTCCGATAACAACCGCGAGATAAAGACGAACACGACGCTCCTAAACAGCCAGGAGGATAGCGTAGACGCACTGCGTGCCCAGTTGGCGAAGAACACCAAGGAGCTAAACGCGATGAGCGCAGCGACGCGCAACAACTCCGAGGAGGGGCAGAAGCTTGTCACCGAGACAAAGGAGATAAGCGACAGACTTAAGGACATGGAGAAGGCTGTAGGCGATAACCGTAGGAACGTAGGTAACTATGCGGAAAGCATACAGGAGGCGATGAGCAGCACACAAGGGTTGTCCGGGGCTACGGCGGCTATGGCTACCTCTCTTTCGGGGGGCGTGAACATTCTAAAGGTGTTTAACGCTACGTTGAAAGCTAACCCCATATTGGCAGTTGTGTCGGTTATCTTGGTTCTCATATCTACGGTTGAAAAACTGATGAAACGTAATAGCGAGATGGCTGCAAATCTAAAGGCGGCATTCGCTCCGTTTGAGGTTATATTCTCGCGCATACTGGATGGCGTAACCGAGCTTCTCGGGGGTGTGGCAAAGGCTTTCGAGTGGATAACGGAGAAGGTTGTCAACTTGCTTTCGTCTATCGGTCTGATTACCGGGGAGACCACAAAGGCGGCGAACGCAGCCAAAGCACTCACCAAGCAAGAGCTTGCAATATACGAGGCGGAAACAAACAACCTTGTAACGTTGTCGGCGATGCGCAGGGAACTCGAGGCACAACGTACCATTGTAGGAGACCAGCTAAAGACCGCGAAGGAACGAAACATTGCGGCCCAAAAGGCTATCGCGATTTCCAAGCAAATGGAGAAAGCCGAGATAGACGTACTACAGCAGAAGTACAACCAAATCAAGGCGCAAAACGAATTGAGCTACACAAGCAAGGAAGACAGACGCGCCGAGATGCAAGCACTGGCAGACCTGCAAGCACGTCAAGCCGATTATATCGGGCAACGAAAGGAGCTGGAGAACCAGGCGAGCGGTATCGTAAAGGCGCAGATAGCAGCTAATGAGGCAGCCTACAAGGCGGCCGAGGCAGCAAAGGCACAAGCCGCAATAAAGGCAGCTCAAGACGCGGAGAACCAAAAGCGCGCTTTGCAGGAAGCTACAATCAAACAGATGGAAACAGCGTTAACGGCTCTTAACCTTTCAATGCAAGCTAAAGAATTGGAAAATGATACCATCGGAATGAAGATAGAAAACGAAAAGGCATACGTCGAGGAGAGTCTAAAGCTTGAAAAGTACAGATTAGAACAGGGTCTCATCTCAAAGCAGGAATACGCGAACAAGGAAGCCGAATTTAATTTGGGCATACAGCAGTTGGAGATGCAACGTAAAGAGGAACAAGACGCTCTTATGAGGGAACGCGACGCGATGGACGCGGCGAACCTTCACGAGCTTAAGATGGCAGAAGTTACTAACGAATTCGATATGCGACAAATGCAACTTGATGCACAATACGCGCAAGAGATTGAAGCAGCCGAGAAGATAGGAGCCGACACCGCGTTGATACAAGCCAAATACGAGAAGGCGAAGGAGGAGAACACCAGGGCACGCGTTAACGCAGAGCTGACAATGACCGCAGGGCTCGCAGGACAAATGTCAACACTCTTAGGGGAACAAAGTGCTATAGGTAAGGCGTTTGGCGTTGTTCAAGCGACAATAAATACTTACCTAGGTGCAACAAAAGCTCTTGCCACGGGTGGTATTCTCGGTATCGCACAAGCCGCAGTTGTTATCGCATTCGGTATGAAACAAGTCGCTACGATTGCAAAACAGAAAGACCCCGATACGAAAATTAACACATCAGTCAAGAAGTATGCAAAGGGCGGTCAGATATACGGGCGTTCCCATGCGCAAGGCGGTGTAACGTTCCGGGGTGATAACGGGCAGGTATTCGAGGCGGAAGGCGGTGAGAACGTCTATATCCTGAAGAAGACAGCGAGCGCCGAGATTAACGCACTATCTGCGCTCAACGAGGCACACGGGGGCAATTCGTTCGGTACCTCGGGGCTTTACAAGTTTGCTGATGGCGGTATGGTTGCCGGGCTTTCCGAAGCTAACCGGGTAGTGAAGCAAGCGGAGAGCATGAAGTTATCAAGCGAAAGCATTAACCAGCTTGCTGGCATAGTTATCGACGCAGTAATGAGCATGCCTAACCCCGTTGTATCGGTGCAGGATATCAACAACGGACAGAACGACGTTTCAGTAGTTCAAGGGCTGGCAACATTTTAAACCATTAACTCGTACAGAGATGGCAGTTTACTATATACTGCCTATCTTTGCACGTGTTACAACAAAGACAAATTATATGAAATTTAGAAAACTTAGAATTATTCAAGCCGGGGTGACTACCAATTTTGGGGCATACGAAGGCAAGGAATTTCCGTTAGTCATTACGGAGACCGCAGTTCAAAGCGTTGTAACGCTCGGCAACCTAAAGCCTATCCATTGCAGGCGCACCCACAACGGGGCAGATATGCTGGACGGGTATTTAGGAAAATTCACTAACTTCGTCTACGAAGACGGTGTAGCCTATGCCGATTTGGAATTATCCGAAGCCTTACAAGCCGCCTACCCATCGGAGGCAAAATTCATCTCCGAGATGATAAAGAACGAACCCGATATGTTGGGTGTTTCTGTGGTGGGCATCAACAATCAGACATTAAACGGTGATGTGCTGGACGTTACCGAATTTTTTGAGTTATACTCATGCGATTTGGTAGGTCTGCCAGCAGCCACCACAAGCTTATTTAATAATCAAAACGAAAAGAAGATGAACAAATTTTTTAGTTCTTTCGCAGAGCTATTCAAGAAGTCAAGCTTTGCAACCGAAACGGTAGAAACCGTAGACGGTGCAAGTATCACGATTGAGGCGGCAGGCGAAACAATGGCTATCGGTGACAAGGTTTTCGATAGCGAGGGCAACGCTCACCCGGACGGCAAAGTAGAAGTGCAGGTTGAGGACGGTGTATTGGTTATCACCATTGCAAACGGCGTTATTGAAAACGTAGAAGCTAAGGTAGAAGAGGAAGTAAAAGAAGAAGAGACTGAAGTTGAAGCCCCGGCTACCGCAGACGTACCCGAAGAGTTTGCAAACCGTATGGCAGCTTTGGAAGCCTCGGTTACTGAACTTACCGCATCACTGGAAGCTATGACGGCTCAATTTAGCAGAGCGACAGCGAAACCCGGTGCCCCGGCGGTTAACATGCCGAAGAAGAAAGAAACAAAATTATCGAAAGAGGCTGTAGCAGAAGCAGCTAAAAGATTTTACAACAAATAACTAAAAAACAAAAAAAATTATGGCTTTTACATTTACAGACCTTAACAGATTAAACCTCAACTCACTTAATGAGGTTATTTCCTTAACCGTAGGACTTGCCGGTGAAATCTCACAAGGCATTACAGTAATGAACGGTATCCCTAACGGTACACCCGTTGTTTCCCTTACAGCAGCCGACAAGGCTTTGCGTAAATCAGCAGGATGTAACGGTGAATACTTCTATAATAGTGTAGCTGACAAGGTTAAGTATTACCAGCACGCGCCTATCGAATTGCCTATTGAGATTTGCTTGCAAAGCTTGTGGGGTAAGATGGTAGCGAAGGGTATCAACCTGGATGACAACTTCTCCGAAACCGAATTGGCTGGTTTCATTCAGTCCGAAGTATTGAAGGTATTGGAAGCTGACTTGCTTCGTTTGGCTTGGTTGGACGGTAACGTATCGGCGGAAGCAACTGGTTACGGTATTTTCACTAACGGCGGTATTATCAAGCAGTACAAGGACAGCGCAATGACTGAAAATGTATTGGTTCTCGATACTAACGGCGTTCTCGCCGCATTGCGTGGTGCTATTGACGCACAGCGCCCCGATACACTGGACAACTCTGAATTCTTCGTTACGTCTAACGTTATGCGCTTGTATAAGAACTTGTTGCAGACACGTGACAACAGCGTAGCGCAGTCCGATATCGTAGACGGCCGCCCGGTGTATTACTTCGAGGGCTACAAGATTAACGAGTTGAGACACGTTTCTAACGCTGCAACGGCTGACGGTTTGGATACCGCGTTTATCGCGTTCACTCCGAAAGACAACATTCAGATTGCACTGGAAAGCGCTGGTACCGTTATCGCTCCGTTCATCCAGGACGCAAAGAGCAGAAACTACTACTCACAAACTTTGTTCGCCGCTGATGCTATGCTGGTAGCGCCCGAGAAAATGCAGTTGTGGCTGACAGCGAGAACATAAATAAATTCATTTACTAATAAAAGGGGTTGGGATATTAACCCAGCCCTTTTTTTTATTTCAAATAATATGGGAAAAAGTTGTTTAAATAAGCTTACGGGAAACATTACGTTACAGTGTACTATTCCGCAGGTCGGTGTGAAAAACATCTATCTGATGCACGCGGAAGATGTTACATTTGCGATTTCTTCTACTCCGCTACGTATTACGAATGTTACATTTGCTTCTGGGGCAAGATCATACCTTGTAGAAGGGTATAAGCAAAATATCCAAGTTAGCGGTTCGTTAAAGTCTTTAGATGCCGCGGCTTCTATGGATGCTTCGGTTACTTTCAAAATTCCACAGGGTGCGGGTACGAGCGCTATAGACTTTGTGAGTACAATAGTTACGGGGAGATTCCGTGTGCTTGTTTTATACCACGACGGTAATCAAGTAATTTTAGGTTCTACTATACCGCTCGAATGTTCGGCAGCAGATTTCGATTCTAACGCTAACGCTGGTATGGTTACAATAACATTAGCCTCCCCAGAGGGTGCGGCAGGTGGTCGAATGGTAAGACCCGTTGATACGGTAAGAGACGCAATAATTTCAAAATCAGTTTAATAATATGGCATGTATAACAAAATTGGCAAACGCAATTGCCTATGATTGCGACAGTGGCGCGACTGGTTTAATTAGCGCTATGATTATTAACAAGGCCGACATAGCGAGCTTCGATATCGATGCATCTACAGGCGTAATTTCAAGACTTTCACTCGTAGGAGGGGCTACACCGTTTAAGATTGATACCGTAAAGCGTTCCCTTGTTGTGTCAAGCGCTCTAAAGGTTAATGATGGCGCACCTAACGCCTACACACATTCCGCTACCATAGTGTACACCGGGCTACCTAACGCAGCGTACCGAAATACGATGGCATCCTTAGCTAATGGCTCTTTTGTAATTATTGTAAGGAGGGTTGGCAACTCGTCGGGTGACCCATACGGCCTTTACTACGGCTTATCCGCCACGGGGGTTGATTCATCTTCCCACGATAACGGAGGGTGGACTACCATCGCGATGGCTACTCCGGAAGGCGTAATCGGTGAGGATACACTTACATTAGTGCAGTCAGAGTATGATAGACTATACGCGGCAGCAGTAGGATAGTAATTAACTAAAAAAGAAAGGAAAAAATAATATGGCATGTATTGGAAAAATAGCCGCTACTTTGGCGATGCCGTGCGGTGCTCCGGTGCGCGCGGATTTAAGCAGACCCGTATCGGCAAAGCTTATTAACGCTTCGGATATAGCAAGTTTTACGGTTGACGGCTCTACGGGGCTTGCCACCATAACGAGGGTATCGAAGGCGCGAGGCTGGGACATAACGGGCACCAACAACTCATTGGTTGTGACGGTAGGCATGAAATCACAGGACCTTACGGCCGGGGCTTATGACGTGGCGATTACGTTCAAAACGTTTTCCGGGGCTTATGCGTTAGCAAGCAGCGCTGTGCCTATGGGTATCGTAGGCCCGACAGCGCGCGCGGAACTCGTTATTGCGGTAGACCACGGCGATGTTGTACGAGTGTATGGTTTGGGCGCTCCATTGGTTTGTACCGAGTTGTCCGGCGATTCAAGCGCGAGCGCATATATAACTTACACCTATGGTGTTGAGGATTGGCAGGTAGGGACAACGGTTCATGATATGAGTAGAGCAGACTACGACGCGTTATCCACACCAGCACCAGCAGCAGGAGCATAATAAATCAAAAAGAAAATGGCAGAAGAATTAACTAACAATACGGGGCAGGGCGAAAGCACTGCACCCGTTGTTGTTGAACCGAAGGTTGCAACATTACAGGAAAAATTAGACGCGTATTTCGCGATGACTGGTCTAAAACTTGATACTAATTGTCACATGGATATGGAATATTTATCTTTGTGGTACGAAACGAAGTATCTGACAAAAATAGTTTACAGATGGGCAATGAAGCCCGGGGCGCGTATCGTGCATTACGTCGATGGTGTTGTGTATAAAAGCACGAACATGACTGACGAAATCGCGGAACGCCTTATGCGTGAAAACCCGGCTTATGCGGAATGCTTCGTAGAAATCAATAAAGAGGAGGTTTAAAAATGATAGGTTACAGACGTTTCGCGCTTGTTGTCGAAAAAGCGCTTAAGTTGTCCGCTAATACGGGCGATAAGATTATTAACTACGGAGACGGCAACTTATATCCGCAGGAAATAGCAGAACTTATATATGCTTCAAAGACAGCCACCGCGGCAGTTGAGAAAATGACCGAGAACATTATTTGTGAAGGGTTCAAAAACAAAGACTTCGCGGCTATAACAAACGGGAACGGCTGTAACATGGACGATGTTTTAGAGGCTACGGCAAACGATGTTGCACGTTTTAGGGGCTGGGCGTGGATAGTCCAATACGGTTTGACACCCGAAGGCTACAAGCCCCGAAACGTGTACAACGTTCCGTTTGAATATGTCCGTGCCGAGATGAACGACAACTATTTGAAAGACCCAGCCATAAAGAGATGGCGCGTTTTCAATAACTGGGATAGACAGAACGTCAAGGCAACAAGCAGCGCGCAGAACTCTACAGTATACCCGACCTATGACCCGGAAAACTTCGCTTCAGAAGTTGAGGAATGTGGCGGTATCGAGAACCATAAAGGGCAACTATTATATGTGAACCTCGGCACAACGCGCCCGTATCCACTTAGTACGTTCCATTCGGTACGAAACGAGATGGGCGCGGAGGACAAGAACGGCAAGTACGTTAACCGTACTTTGGGTAGGGGATTCCACATGTGTAGTATTGTGTCGCACGGTGATTTCGGGACCGAGCAGGCACAGCAGGAGTTCAGAGATACATTAGCCGATATGATGGGTAGCGAGAACGCCGGTTCAGTGCTTACTGTAAGAGACGAGAACGTAGCCACGGACAAGCCGTTTATCCGGGTTGACGAGTTAGGCAGCCCGATAGATAGGGAGCTGTACAAGGCATATGTAGAACCCCTTAGAAAGGATATCGCGATAGCGGCATATAACATTCCGTTACCCCTTATTGATAGCTCTCTGATGACCTACTCTAACGCTTCGGGCGAGGTTATAAAGGAGCTGCAAAAGGTTTATCGCAATAGCTTGCAAAAGATACGTCAACGCATTTCGCGCGAGCTGTACCAAGTGTTCGGGGTTGACCCGTCAATAACAGAAATTAACAATAAATTTGAAGAAGATGGCATACCCAATAGCGTTGTTCCGCCAGTTGTTTGAGATAGCAACGGACGTTAAGGACAACAAGATAGAAAAAGCATTCTTCGAGGCAGACCTACTCGATATATTGCCACAGATTGACAGCATGTATGAGGCTGTTCCGGGGCAATATATCCCGGACGGGTCTAACTTCGCAGGACTTGAAAAGGTTATTTGTTACTACGCGTTTGCGCGGTATCTACAGATAGCAGACCAAAACAGTACGAGCACTGGTATGAAGATTCAGACATACGGAGGCTCGGTAGTCGTTCCAGATACAAGCAAGGTTAAAAGGTTTGAAGCCGAACGGGGCAAAGCAGACCTTTTTATAGAACCGTTGATATGCCGAATGAAGGCGGACGGGTTTATAAAGACATGTACGGTATTGAATACCCGTATAGGGTTAATCAAGTGATAGAACAATTAGCGACCTATTTCCGCGCATTCTTTGCTGTTACCGTTCTGGCAGTAGTTACGGATATACGGGACTTTATATTTTTAGTGGTTATCGTTACCGCGTTGAACTGGCTGGTGGGTTATTTGGCAGACAGGGCGAAAGGAAAGCCCTACAAGCACAAAAAGACCATGCAGGCGGTTAAGGAGTTGTTTTTGACGAATGCGATTCTATTCTTTGTGGCGCTCACGTGCAATATGTTGGAACCGGGGATAGATTACAAGCTTTTAGTTAAGGTGCTCACAGGTATATTCCTTATTATATACGCGCGTAACATAACAAGAAACCTTAGGGTAGTGCAGCCGGGAAATGAATTTGTGAAAGTGCTAAACAGCATAGCCAATAGCAAATACTTCCAACTTAAGAAAAAAATTAAGGACGGCGAATTTGAAATACCCTTAGAAGAAAAGGAGAAAGAAGATGGCGAACAGCAGTAAGTTGATACCGTTCATCCTTCAGTGGGAGGGCGGTTTCGTTAATGACCCCGATGACCTGGGGGGCGCGACAAACAAAGGTATCACCATAGGCACATTCACCGAATACAAGAAGCGGAAGGGGCAAAAAGCCCCAACCGTTACCGACTTGAAAAACATATCTGATGCCGAATGGCACGATGTTTTCAAGTTTTTGTACTGGGATAGGTGGAAAGCCGATGAGATTAAAAACCAGTCGGTAGCCAATATCTTAGTTGATTGGGTTTGGGCTTCCGGGTCTCACGGTATAAAGCGCCCACAGCGTCTTTTAGGCGTCAAGGCGGACGGTATCGTAGGTAAGCAGACAATTGCAGCCCTCAATGCTATGGACGCGGCTATGCTCTTTAAAATGATTAAAGACGATAGGGCAAAGTTCATAGACGAGATATGCAAGGCGAGACCCAAAAACGAGAAATACCGTAAAGGTTGGATGAACCGTATTAATGCGATACGCTATGAGTAAACTACAAAAGATAATTATAGGCTTTGCAGTCCTTATGGTGCTGTTCGGTGCGTTCACCAAAATGGTAGACACCATAAGGAAGCAAAGAGCCGAAATAGGACGTTTAGAACGTAACGTTGAGGCGATGAACGATGCACAGATAGAGTACAAAACAAAGCTCGGAGATGCGGCAGTGAAGCGTAAAGCTTTAGAGATGTCGCACAAGGAGCTAAAGAAGACGAACGCAGACCTATATAAAGAGGTGGACGCGCTTAATGCCCGGGTGAAAGACGCTTTATCCGCAACCCGTACCGTTACCAAGACCGTAATAAAGGAGGTTGTGCGTACCGATACCGTAGCCGGGGAGCTTATAGCGGAATACCGGGACGCATGGAACACGATACAAGCAAGGGTTAAGCGAGACAGTACGGAATTAAGCTACCAAGGTAGGGACACAATAACGGGCGTTATCACAGTTCGGAAGAAAAAGTTCTTGTTTTTCAGATGGGGGGTCAAGGCTATAGAGCACGACATATCAAACAAGAACCCCAAATCAAAGATAGATATAGACATAGCGGTGAAGCTAAAATAATTAGGAAATGGGGGGCTGTTAACAGTTCTCCATTTTTCGTTTACATTCGTTAACCACAGCCTGCACAGTAGAAAAGTAGGTCTGTGCAGGTCCTTGTGCACTCTAACTCTCTATATTATAATATATTATATGTAAATGCACAGTATGCACAGTAAAAAGGGGGTAAAACATTATCCTGGAGAAAATAGCATTTACCACTATAGAACGAGCTGTAAAAACCACTATATTCTATATTAAAGTTTAGAAAAAAGGGTGTGTGTCTGTGCAGTGCAGTCTACGCCATTGGAAATCAGCACTTTAGCTCACACCGGCTATTTCTTTACATCTTTTCACTTTTGATTAAGGTTTATTAGCACAAAAAGAGATACAACCTATTGATATTTGCCGTATCTTTGTAAGGTCAAAAGGAAACAAGGTTGTTCTTTACTGAAACTAAGAACACGATACCCTTAAAAGGAAAGTTTGAAAAGTGAATGGAATTCAAACACCGGGTTACCCAAAGACAAAGAAAAGAGGTCACCAGGACATTAAATTGGAAATAACCGTGAACAAGTAAGAACGTAGATTTGTTATTAACGTATAAAACGAAGCGAAGTATGAAAGCAATTGATTTAATTTTTAGGGAAACGCTGACCAGCGGTCAGTTCGAGATGAAAAAGCCACGTTTTGGTATTTATAGACGAGGCAGGCAACGAGTATAGCGATACCTTTTCAGAGGTACGCCATAACGGAAGATTTGAGGAATACCAATACAAAGGTATGGGATATGAGCACATGCAGAACCTTATGGAGGCTATTTTCTTAAATAAGGTTAACAAGTGAACCAACGTATTTGCAAAAGCGTTATATTTGCATCAACAATTTAAAAAGATAAAGTTATGAAAGAGCAAAAGTTTATTATTGAGGAAGTGAAAAAGCATTTGCAGGCAAGCGCGAGAAAGAACAAATACCAAGTTATCGACGCGGTGCAAGAGATGCCGACGTTTGAGGGGTTTATACTCCCCTACTACGTCTCTACAATGGAAGGAACAAAATACCCGGTAAACGTGGAAGATATGTACATACACTGCGACGAGTGGGAAGAGTTCTACAACGAGACGGTAGCCAAGGTTGCGCAAGCCATTTTGGAAACCGAACAAATCAAAGAAGCATAAATTAGTTATTCACCATATAAAAAGAAAAGAAAAATGAAGATTACACCGTTAACAATCGATTTTGACGTTACAAACGCACAAGAAGTGGAATTTGTAAATGACCTTATGAACCGTCTATTTGGAAGCGCACCGCTTAAGGCTATGGCAGCGCCTACAGAAAGCCCCGTAAACAGTACAAGTGTACCAACGTTTAGTGAGCCCACACAGACCGCCGCACCCGTTCAAGAATTTAAGAAGGAAGCAAATCCCGAAGCCACAGCGGTAGCTATTGCAGAGGAAACAATTACCGAAGCTATCGCGGAAGTGAAAAAAGAACTCGGAAAGCCCGAAAAGGTTGAAAAGCAAGTGAGGCCAAAGACCGTAAAAGAAGCCCCACAAGCGACGATTGAACCCGAACCCGTACAAGCTCCCGTTGAAGAAGAGAAAGCCCCGGAGAGAGCCTCAAACGAGCCTCTAACGGCAAAGGACATGCAGGCGTTCATGATTGACTTAATGAAATCTGGGAAAATCACCCGTCCGCAATTAACGGATATCATGTTGGAGTTCGGCGGCGCATCCCTTATGCGTATCAAGCCCGAGAAGTTCGAGCTATTGAAACAACGTATTGAAACCTATATCAATTAAAAAGAATGAAAGTACAAGTAGACCACACAAGTAGGGCACACGCCCTACTTTCTCCGAGCAGCTCGCATAGATGGCTTAACTGCACACCGTCTGCACGGTTGGAAGAACCGTATGAGAGCACGAGTAGCGCAGCATCGGAAGAGGGAACGGTAGCGCACGAGTTGGCAGAGCACGCGATAGAAAAGTATTTAGCCGGGGAATACCTACCGTTATTGGACGAATTGCCCGTACCCGATGAGATACGCAACAACAAATACTATAGTTCAGAGATGGAGCACTACGTAACCGATTACGTTTGCTACGTGTGTGACATATACGAACTTGAGGAAGGCGCTAAAATGAGTATAGAGCGAAAGTTCGACCTAACCACGTACGTTCCCGAGTGTTTCGGTAGCTGTGACTGTGACATAGTAGGCGAAACAGTTCTAAACATCATAGATTTAAAATACGGTAAGGGCGTACAAGTGGACGCTAACGGGAATAGCCAGTTAATGATGTACGCTATTGGAGTTCTTAACTCATTAGAGCCAGCGCACCGCGCGAAGATTGAAACGGTACGTATGCACATCGCACAAGTACGTTTGGGCAACTACTCGGTATTCGAGATGTCCGCACGGGACTTGACCCACTGGGCAATACACGTACTTCGCCCCACTGCCGAAAAGGCATGGGCAGGACAAGGGGTGACTAAAGTAGGTAGTCATTGTAAGTTCTGTAAGTTCAAAGCCCAATGCAGGGCACAGAAAGATGCTTTAGTTAACGAGTTCGAGACCTACGGGGACACCAAGGCATTAACGCTTGACGAGATAGGCGATATACTAAGCAAGTCCGATATGTTCACCGACTGGCTGGCATCGGTTAAGACTTTCGCAATGCAAGCCGCTACACGGGGCGAAAAGGTCAAGGGGTGGAAGCTTGTAGAAGGCAGGTCGGTACGTACCATAAACGACACGGAAACAGCCATAGAACGCCTAAATGCCGCTGGCTTCTCAACCGAGGACGTAACTAACAGAAAATTGAAAGGTATCGGAGACCTCGAACGCCTGGTTGGTAAAAAACCGCTCGCCGCAACGCTTGACGGTCTGATAGTCAAGCCACGGGGGCTGCCAACTTTAGCCCCCGAAAGCGATAAGAGGGAAGAGTTAAGCCCTACTATTGATGGCTTCGAGGAATTAAATTCATAAAAGAAGTTAACGAAAGAACCAACCTATCGGATAAAGCGTTATATTTGCATCATCAATTTAAAAACAAAACGATATGAAAAGTAACAACGGTATTTTAACAGAGAAAGAGATTCAAGAAAGAACCAAGTTTTGGAACAAAAAGCAATTCCGTACCTGGGGCAAGAAAGAACTTGAAAGAACCTCTACGGATATGCAAAAACTTTTGGCAGCCCTAAAGGAATTCAGTATGGACGAGATTAAAGCCATTCGAAAGTTATACGTATGTAGCGTTAGGGCATACCGCAGAAATGACCCAGAGTATGTCATATGGTCGGCAAACCAAAGGGATTTAGATTACGCTATTTTGATAGCTCCAAAAACTTTTAAAGTTAAACAAGGTTAACAGAGTAAACAACATATTGATTTATTTGTTATCTTTGCAATATCAAATTAAAAACGGAACGCCCGAACCGATTAGAGGGCAAAAACAAAAATTGTAGAATATGAAAGCAATGATTAAGAACGTGAGATTGAGTTATGTTAGATTGTTTGAAGCGCAACAAGTCAACGGACAGGGAGAAGCAAGTTACAGTGTATGTTTATTGATTCCGAAGGATAGCCCGGAAGTTCCAAAGATTAAGGCAGCCATCGATGCCGAGTTTTCAACTCTTAAGGCACGTTATCCGAAGTTGAACGGAAAGGACCCGAAGGTATGGACTAACCCGTTAAGAGATGGGGATGCCGAGAAAGACGGTGCAGAATATCAAGGTTGCTACTTCATTAACGCAAAGCGTAAAGAGAAGCAAGGAGCGCCTATCGTGATTGACGGTAAGAAACAGTACATCACAGACCCGAACGCGGTTTATAGCGGTTCTTGGGGCAACGTAGCCGTATCATTCTACCCTTATGAGTTTACCGGGAAATACGGTATCGGCGTAGGTTTGAACGGTGTGCAGAAGACGAGAGACGACGAAAGACTGGACGGCGGTACAAGTATTGACGATTTTGATTTCGCAGACGATAACGACGACCTTTTCAGCTAATAACTGAATTAAACAAATTAATAACAGGGCGGTGTAACAGCCGCCCAAAATAAAAAGCAAAAATGGGAAAATACGATTCGTACGTAAACGCAGAAGGTGTTAGAATTTCAAAGGCAACGGGCAAACCGTTGAAGAAGTATAATAAGGTCAACAAGGCATACTGGGCAGCTCGAGAGGGCAAAGCATTAGTAGGGATACAGCAACCTATCGAAGTAGTGGTAGACCCGGTAATAGCAAAGTTACAGAGCCTCTATACAGAGGATGAGATAAAGGGTATTATCGGTTTGAAGGAAGACAAGGGCACGTTTGAACTCATCAACATTGTAGAAAAAACAAAGTCAAGCATAGATGACGGAAATACGGGCATACTGATTGCTTCGGACTTCCACATAGAGGAGACCGTAAAAGCATCAACCGTTTTAGGTCTGAATGAGTTCAACATAGATATTGCAGAGAAGCGCGTTAAGAACTATTTCGCGAACGCTATATACATGGTTAAAAAGCATTCTATAAATAATTTGGTAGTCGGTTTGCTGGGAGACTTCATAGGTGGCTATATTCACGACGAACTGGCGCAAACAAACAGCCAGACCCCAATGCAAGGAATATCCACTATTAAATCATGGCTCATTTCCGGGCTAAAAGCGATGCACGACCAATTGCCCAACATTGAAAAGTTTGTTGTTGTCGGTATATGCGGAAATCATGCAAGAACTACGAAGCGCATGCAGTTTGCGAACGGCTTTGCGATGAATTTTGAATATTTCCTCTACAAGGATATAGAGCAAACCTTAACTTTAATGGGTCTAACAAAATTTGAGTTTATTATTCCCGAAAGTGAATTTGCGTATCTGGATATATACGGTAGAAAAATTCTTATGTGTCACGGGCACCAAGTTAAGAGTGCAGGAGGTGTAGGCGGTTTATTCCCACCGATGCTAAGATGGTTCGGAAAATTAAACCAGACGATTAAAGTAGATAAGGTTTTCCTTGGTCACTTCCACCAGTCCATATATACTAAAGAGTTTTGTGTGAACGGCTCTTTAAAAGGCTACGACGCATACGCATGCGGCATGGGGCTGGCATACGAAGAACCTAAACAAACGTTTGTGGTCCTCAACAAGAAGCGCGGATTTATCACATACACAAATATTTTTGTAGATTGATATGCTGACTTTTGAAAGAGCAAATGAACTTTTCCGCTATGACCCAATTAGCGGAAAAGTTTTTAGGAAAGTAACAACATCGTCAAGGTCTATTAAGGGCACGGAGGCAGGGTCATTCGATAAGAGAGAACATTATTTGCGTGTCACAGTTGACGGGGTGGGTTATCAATTACACCGGGTGATAATGCTTCTCGTACACGGACACCTCGGCAAGAGCGTACACGTAGACCATATATCACACGATAGGGCCAATAATAGGCTGTGTAATTTACGGCTGGTTAGTCTTGCCGAGAACAACAAAAATAAATCTATGGATAGGCGCAACAGCACGGGCGTAACCGGGGTTAAGTTCAACAAAAGATATAATACATGGGGCGCGCATATCGGGGTAAATGGAACCGAAATACATTTAGGTTCGTTTAAGACCCTGGAAGAAGCCGCCGCCGCCCGTGCTGAAGCTGAAATAAAATATGGATTTCACCCCAACCACGGTTTATAAATAGTCTAAGGGCTACTAATTGTTAAATAAATGCAATTAGTAGCCCTTTTTCTTGTTTATTAAAAACATTGTTGTACCTTTGCCGTTATAATAGTAATAACAATTAAAACAAGTAATTATGCGAAATTTATTCATTGACCTGGAAACCTTTAGCACTACGGACATTAAAAGCGCTGGTAACTATAAATACTGCGAGGACGAGAATTTCGAGATTCTCCTTTGCGGTTACATGTGGGATACCGATACGGACGTTACAATAATTGACCTAACAAAGCCCGGAGGGCTGGACGAGTTCAATGAGTTGTTTACAGCCGTAACCAATGACCCGGAAGTAATTATAGTATGCCACAATGCGACGTTTGAACGTATCTGTTTGCGCGAGTACGGGTTTGACATCAGCCCTATGCGCTTTTTCTGTACGGCTAACATGTCGTTATATTGCGGTATGCCGGCATCACTGGAAGCCGTATCTAATATTCTGAACCTGGACAATAAGAAGAAGGGCACGGGCAAAAACCTCATCCGTTACTTTTCTATTCCGTGCAAACCTACCAAAACAAACGGAGGGCGCACACGTAATTTACCGGAACACGCCCCCGAGGACTGGGAGGAGTTCATAGACTACCTACGTTACGATGTGCTTTCAGAAAAGGAAATATTTGATAAGTTATCCCGGTTTGAGTTCCCGGAAGAGGAGCAGCGCATCTATGCAGCAGACCAACGTATAAATGATTACGGTATATTGGCAGACCTCGAGCTGGCACACGCCGCCCAGGATATGGACGAAGAATATAAAGCGCGTCTTACCGAGAAAGCCGAAAAAGTTTTTGGGTTAAGTTCCTTAAAGTCCATGCCGCAGCTTAAGAACTTCATTAAAGAGCGTACTGGCGTGGTTATTGATTCACTCAATAAGAATAGTATCGAAGAGGTGATAAAGACCGTAGCGAGCCTTAAAAACGTTACTGACGAGGATAAGCAAGCAGTGTTAGACGTTATCGACCTACGCAGGGAGATAGGTAAAACGTCGAATGCCAAATACACCGCCATGCTGGCGAGCGCCGGGAGGGGCAACCGTATCAGAGGTTTGTTCCGTTACTACGGGGCGAACCGTACCGGGCGCTGGGCTGGGCGCCTGGTCCAATTACAGAACCTACCGCAAAACCACATCGAAGACCTGGACGGGGCGCGAGACCTTGCAAAGATGCACGATTTGGATATGATGGAAGTTATATACGACAAGCCTACGCATATACTATCACAACTTATACGTACCGCGTTTATCGCCCCCGAAGGGTACACGTTCGCTGTAGCTGACTTCTCAGCAATCGAGGCACGTGTAATCGCTTGGGTTGCCAACGAGCAATGGCGTTTAGACTTATTTAACGACCCAAAAGCTGATATCTATTGTGCATCGGCCTCTAAAATGTTCGGTGTCCCGGTACACAAGGGGGACGACTTAAGACAGCGCGGAAAGGTCGCAGAGCTTGCATTGGGGTACGGCGGCGGTGTTAATGCACTTACCACAATGGATATTAAAAAAGCGTTAACAGACGAGGAAAAACCTCAAATATTGTCAAAATGGAGAGAAGCTAATAAAAAAATAGTATCTTTGTGGCGTTCGTTAGAGGACAGTGCAAAACGGTGTATCGGAACAAGGCGCGAACAAGTTTATAGGATAGACGATGTTTCGAGTATTATATTCCGATACGAAAGCGGCGCAATGACTATAGAGCTACCGAGCGGCAGGAAGTTGTTCTACCCGTCGGCAAGAATGGGAAAACGCACTATCGAAGGTGTTAACGGCTCGTTTGAGGTTGAGGATATATCCTACATGGGCCAAGACCAAACAACCGGGAAATGGGTTAAACTAAACACCTACGGAGGCAAGTTAACCGAGAACGTTGTACAAGCAATAGCCCGTGACTTGCTGGCAAATGCGATTTTTAAGGTATTCGATTTGGGCTTTAATATCGTTCTGCATGTGCATGATGAGATTGCCGCCGAGATACCGAAGGACGGGAACGAAGAAAAGACGCTGCAAATAATGAGCGATGCCATGTGCAGTGCCCCGAGTTGGGCAAAGGGCATACCATTAAGAGCAGCAGGTTATATTACTGAATATTACAAAAAGGATTAAATTTATGGAATTGAGAAAAATGGTTTTTAAAATTGCTACAGCGAGCAGCGCGAAGTCTACTTCATGGAAAAACCGCTCCTACTCATGGGACGAGTTAACCGAGAAGTTGGCAAAAGCAACTGTTACGGATGAGACGTACCGGGAGTTCATAAGCGCGAGCAAAGCCGAGCAGGGTACAATTAAAGACGTAGGCGCATTCATGGGCGGCGAGTTATTCGGTAGCCGTAGAAACAAAAACAATGTCGGGGAACGCTCTATTTTGGCGCTCGATATTGACTACGGCGAAAAGAACTTTCCCGAGGCATTCTACTCGGTTATTAATTGCGCATGTATCATTCACGGGACGCACAAGCACAACCCAAAGGCAAATACACTTCGCTACCGTGTTATCATTCCGTTGTCTGAACCCGTGGACGGGGAGCAATACGAAGCCATCGCCCGAAAGGTTGCCGAGTTGACGGGTATCGACTTGTATGACAGAACGACGTTTCAACCCGAGCGCTGCATGTTCTTTCCGTCGGTTTCCAAAGACGTAGACTATGAGTTTATAGATTATTCGGCATTCAATGAAAACCCCTTGGACGTGCAGAAGTATTTGGGTATGTACGACGATTGGAGCGATACGACCGAATGGGCGTACCACAAGGACGAGAAAGGCGAGGCTCGGACGCTTGCTAAAGAACAACAAGACCCCACATTAAAAGAAGGTAATGTAGGCGACTTCTGTAGAGCCTACACGATTAGCGAGGTTATCGCGGAATACCTATCAGACGTGTACGAACCGACCGACCGGGAGGACCGATGGACTTACACGGGCGGTTCCACATCGGGCGGTATGCTTACCTTCAATGATATGTTCGCCTACTCGTTCCATAACAACGACCCGATACAAGGCAACCACGTGTTCAACGCCTACGACCTTGTACGCGTACACAAGTTCGGTAAGTTGGATAAAGGCGCGGATAGGAAGAACTCCACCGAGGCTATGAATGAGCTGGTAAACAAGGACGCGAAAGTAGCCGCAGCACGTGCCCGGATGCTGGCGGTTAAGGCTGGTGAAATCATGGACGACTTCGACGACGTTATAGAAGTAGAGGAGGCAACAGACAGCGATGTAGCAACAACGTATGAAGATGCGATGGCGAAGCTCGAAACGGACAAGCGCGGCGCATACCTCCCGTCTGCAAAGAATTTAGGTTTGATAATGAAGTACGACCCGAACCTAAAGGGGCTTATTGCACGAGACCTATTTAAAGAGCGCCGGGTTGTTACACGCATACCTCTTTGGCGCGCAAAGGATAGCTCTCTGGACTTCCAAGATGTGGACTACTCGGGCGTACGTAAACACATCGAAGACGTTTACGGCATATCGAATAGTGCAAAGATTGACGATGCTATAGCGCTATCCGCCGAGATGAACTCGTTTCACCCGGTGCAGGAATACCTAACAAAATTAAAGTGGGACGGTATCGAAAGAGTTGATAAGGCTTTAATTCACATCATGGGTGCCGAGGATAACATATACACCCGAGAAGCATTCCGAATTATGATGGTAGGAGCGGTTAAGCGTATCTTTCAAAAGGGCTGCAAGTTCGACAGTATGTTAGTGTTACAGTCTGAGCAGGGCGCAGGAAAGAGCACATTTATTCGGATGCTTGGCAAACATTGGTTTTCGGATAGTCTTTCGAGTATGGACGGGAAAAGCGCGTTTGAACAGTTGCAGGGTAATTGGATATTGGAGGTAGCCGAGTTGTCGGCAATGAGACGTTCAGAAGTTGAGGGCGTGAAAAACTTCATTTCTAAAACCGAGGACAGCTTTAGACCGGCATACGGGCGCGTTACTAAGAACTTCCCCCGGCAGTGTATATTTATAGGTACGACCAACAGGGACGAATTTCTAAAAGACGATACGGGCGGCAGACGCTTTTTGCCCGTGAAGGTTAAGGCGAACGCCAATACGCACCTTATCTTTGAAAAGGGCTTCGACGATTACGTAGACCAGCTTTGGGCGGAAGCCGTACAAATGTATTTCCGCAAAGTGAGTACGTTGTTATCCCATGAAGCCGAAGCAATCGCCGAAGAAGGACGCGAGGAGCACTACGAGGCAGACCCACGTACCGCCGCAGTAGAAGCCTACTTAAATATGCTCGTACCAGCAGATTGGAGGCGTATGTATTTGAATGAACGACGCATGTACTTTAGGGAGTACGACGCGACAAAGGTAGACCCGGAAGATTTTACACTTGAAAAGATGGACTTCGTTTCGGTTATGCAAATAGCCACGGACGTGTTCGAGATGGAAGTAGGGCGCGTAACAGCTAAGGAAAGCCGCGAGATAGCCGCTATCATGTCTAAAGTACAAGGGTGGCAGCGAGCGGCGAACGGTAAAACCGTTATGGGTCTCGGACGCGTACGAGGATATGAACGTATTGTTAACGAGTGATAACAGAGGGGGGTGTAAAAGCCCCCAAATGTTAACTAACTGTTAACAGAATAACTAAATGAGATTTATTTCTTAAATGGTGTTAATGAAATATACAACCTATTGTTATTTGCCGTATATTTGTAGTGTTGAAAGGAACTAAAGACCCCATCAGCTTACTAAAACGCAAAAGGCTGGCTAAAAGATTAAATTCATAAGACGAGAAAAAAAGCAAACGTATCTCGAAAGGGTTAAATGAAAGTTCGGTATCCGATTAAATGAAGCTATAAAGCTCGAATCTTTAGAAACCTTACAACAAACAAAAAACTAAGAGGCTGCTCTTCACCAAAACCAAGAGCACGATACCCGAAAGGGAAAGACTGAAAAGTGAAAGGGATTCGGACGCCGAATAGTTTTTTTTTAAAAGAAAAAGGAAAAGCGGCGAACCTTTTCAGAGCCGCAAACGTTTATATCATATAACAATTTAAAAACAAAAGATTATGAAAAAGTTAGTAGTGTTAGCAGTGTTAATTCTTACAAGTGTATCAATGTTTTCGCAGATTACAAGTCAAGGTAAGCCCGATGTATTAAAGTCCTTCCGCATGGGCGTTTGCAAATTGGTTGATACTAATGGGTCAATAACCATCGAGGCGATAACGCGCGAGTCCGAAAGGTATATTATGAAAGTCTATTTGGGTACACCCGAGGAAGCGGCGGTAACGCTTGCAAGCCTTGCAGAATACAAACCCGGTAAGGGCGAGACTGTGAACCTAAACAACCCGAGCAACAACGAGGCATATTTCCAAAAACTTAATGGTACCTGGGTAATCACCGAGAAGTTAACGGAGGTTTTCAGCATAGCCGTAAGCCGCGGAGAGCTTAGGAAAATGGTTGAAGCGTTGGAAAATTAAAGAAGTGTTTTTGTTATTACAGTATATACAATTTTAAAAAGAAAAGATTATGAAAAGTGGAAACTTTATTGAACTGACGTTCGTAGTTAAAGGTGAATTGCAAGTAGAGTATATCAACGTTGAACACGTATCGCGTATTATGTACGTAGATGGCAAACCGTTTATCGGTATGCTGGGACAGACCTACACGCGCCAACTTACAGAAACGAGCATGCAAGAACTAACAGAGTGTATTAACTTAGAAAACAATTAAATTAAAATGGTTACTATCTTAAAAGTCATTGCAGTAAACGAAGGGGAACGTACCTCTTATTATCCTACCCCCGGCGATGAGGTGTTTCCAACCGTGGAGAAGGCACGGGAGTTTTATAAAAATGAGTTCAAAACAAATAAAATAATATTGTGTTATGTCAACAAATGAAAACGTACAGAGTTACAACGTAGGTAAGTCCGATTATTCAAAACATGCTATACAGCCATGGGACATTTGGAAAGAGTATAACCTTAACCCCTGGGACGCCGATATAGTGAAACGCATCCTCCGAACCAAGGAGGGCGAACCCCGGGCACTGGACTATGAAAAAATTATCCACATTTGCAAATACCGCATTGCGGAGCTTTCAAAGGAAACCAAGGTAGCTACACCGACCAAGGCGGAAAAGCCCGTAGAGGACGAGGAAAGCGACGATACGACGGTATCCTGCATGGACGAGACAGTGAAGCCTGCAATGTTCTATACCGAGGGCGAAAAGTGGAACGGTAAGTATGTCGGTTACTCGGTGTTCATAACTGGTAACAACCCCTATATGTACTTGGGCGTAGACGCAGCAGGCAACCACTTGTATGCAGACCTTTCGGAGTTCGGGCAATGGCATTACACCCAGGAAGCGCACCTGCCGCCAAAAACGTTCGAGCTAAATTGTACCAACCTTTTTGGCAACCATAGGAGTTCCCTAAAGATAGGGCACGTAGGTACGAACTACGAGAAGCACGATTATATAATAGCAGGGAAGGGCGTACTACTCCGTTACTTTGGTATGGAGGGGGAAATGTTTTCCTACCGCAATATGTCGGCAAAGCGCTTGGATGGTTCATACCCCGAGTTTTTAAGCTATTTTAAAATAATAAATAAAGCAATTCAATTCACGCTATGATAAGCAACCAAGAATACGCGTACGGTATCGGAGACGAAATAGTACATAACGGAGAGGTTTTAAAGTATAGGGGCTATTATAACGGGCACATCTATACGACTACAGTAGACCACGATGCCGGGGAATTCGCCGAGACAGTGGTATTTGAAAACAAATTGAGAAATGAAGGATATAATAAGTGAAAAAGATTTGGAGCGTACATTCTCCGAAAAGCTTAACCGAACAAAAAAGGTGTGGGTAATAAAACTATTATCCACCTTTATAAAAGGTTTGCCGGATAGAATGATACTTTGCCAGGGTGGGTATGTAGGCTTCGCCGAGATAAAGACCACGGGTAAGAAACCAACCAAGATACAATTACTGATACATAGCAAGTTAGAGGCTTTAGGCTTCAAAGTATTTGTTATCGATGATTTGGAAAGTAGGGACGCGGCTATAGGTTTTTTCTTAAGAAATGTTAAGGGAATAAACAACGTACCGGGAAAAGGGTTATCTTTGTAGTATTCAATTAAAAAACAGAAATCATGAAAAAGAGAAGTTTAAAAGAGGAGATTGAATACCGTTTAGGTATGTACTTCGGTATCAAGTCCGGCGCGCTGTATGTCCGTGACGATAAGTTCGGTAACACCGAGGAAATACTAAACCAGTTGCAACGCGATATTATCCGGGACGTTAATTTCCTTTCGCGTAAAACACTGGGGTACGTATCGGATGAGCAGGATTTCAAAAGCATCTGTGTGTTCTATAAAACAAAATTAATGAAGTAATAAGCCATGGTAAACTATATAGATTTAAAGTTAAAGTGTATCGCAGGATACGCCGAAATAGTAATAAACGGTCAGCGCATCAAGTGCGCTGCCGATTACGACAGAGTAATAAAACATATAACACCGGCGGTTCTCCATGAGTTCAACGCCCAGTTATCAATGATAAAAGCAATGTTGTGTTAGAAAGAAAGCAATTACATGGATACCAAGTAAAGGGAGTGCAGCATATTATCGACAACGAGTTTTGCGCGTTGTTCCTCGATATGGGCCTCGGGAAAACAGTAACAACCCTAACCGCCATCAAAGACCTTTTAGACAATTGCATTATATCTAATTGCTTGGTAATAGCCCCGAAGAAAGTAACGCAGGTAACCTGGAGCGATGAGATTAAAGCATGGGCGCACCTTAAAGACTTGACGATTTCAGTTATCGACGGTACACTTAAACAACGCCGGGAAGCCTACGAGAGGCAAGCAGACATATACGCAATTAGCCGTGATAACATTGTTTGGCTTGTAATGGAGTACGGAGGTATTAAACTCCCCTATGATATGGTAGTTATTGATGAGCTTAGCAGTTTTAAGAACCCCGCCTCAAAGCGTTTTAAAGCCCTTAGAAAGGTGCGAAAGTTTATACCGCGAGTAGTAGGCTTGACGGGTACACCGTCGCCAAACGGACTGATAGACTTATTCGCGCAAATGTATTTGATTGACCAAGGGCAAAGGCTCGGTAAATCAATCACAGCGTACAGGGATAGGTTTTTTAGACCCGACAAGCGGAACGGTGATATAGTGTACAGTTATACACTGAAAAGCCCCCAGGAGGAGACAGTGAAGCAAATAAGCGACCTAATAAGCGATATAACCATATCGATGACCGCCGAGGACTATTTGAAAATGCCCGAACGTATAAACATATACGACCGCGTAGAGTTGTCCCCGAAGGTGCTGGCGCAATATAAGGAGTTTGAGAAGGAACAAGTATTGGAACTTATCAACTCGGACGAACCGATAAGCGCAGCGAGTGCTGTCGCTCTATCGAATAAGTTACAGCAATTCGCAAACGGCGCGATATATGATGCCGACCAAAAGGTTATCGAGTTGCACGACGAGAAGTTAGAGAAACTCGAGGAGCTGGTAGAGGCCGCGAACGGTTCGCCCGTATTGGTTGCCTACTCATACAAGCACGACCTCGACCGCATAATGAAGAAGCTAAAGGCTTATAAGCCCGTCAAGCTGGAGAAGCCCGAGCAGATAGCCGAGTGGAATGCCGGAAAGATTAAAGTGCTTGTAACGCACCCGGCAAGCGCAGGGCACGGGCTTAACCTACAAAAAGGTGGGCATACGCTTATATGGTTCGGTAATACTTGGAGCTTGGAACTATACATGCAGTTCAACGCCCGGTTGTACCGCCAGGGGCAAACGTACCCCGTAACCGTACATCACATCTTAACTACTGGAACGGTAGACGAGAAGATAATAAAATCCCTGGACGGCAAGAAGCAGACACAAGACGGGCTTATGCAGAGTATTAAAGAACTTATGGAATTTTACAGCAAAAAATGAAAAAGTTAATAGCAGTTATTGCAGTCCTACTATTATTGGTAGACTGCACCGTAGTACAGAACGCCGCGGACAGCATACAACGTAATTTCAAGCTACGGCAATTAGAGTACGGGCTATCACTGAAGGATAGTTTAATGCTTAAATGATGTTAACGAAAGAACCAACATAACGGGAAAAGCGTTATATTTGTATCAACGATTTAAAAACAGAAAATTATGGGAATGTATTCAAGGTTTGAAAAGAAAGAAGACCCGCTGAAAAAGTACATAGGGCGATTAGCTAAATTAAGTGACTATGAATTGAAGTTAATGGGGTATGGTTGCGATGAATTGCCGGCAGTGGGGCGTAGCTGCAACGAATTCGAGGTAGTAGGCTATAGTCACACTGGCCTGGCAGACGAACCCCTGCTGATAGTAGATGCCTCGCAAAGCGGCGGTTGGCTGGAGATGGAACTGGAGCCTTTCGACTTCGTATCCAAAGAGTGCAAGTATTATTGGTATGTTAGTGTTGATGATTTAATAGATTAGAAGATTATGATTAGAAGATTATGATTAGAAACAAAGATTTCGCGATGCTGTACGCAGGGCGTGCAGTATTCAACAAGAACGGTGAGTATGCCGGTGTGGTAGTCGGTTGGAATGACATGCTCGGCGTTATACTGGGCGTTGACCACGGGGACAGTTGGCAGACCTGGAGCCTTACCGACATAGGCGTGTCCGAGGATGAATTTCCGTCCTATGAATACCGCAATGCCGGGACGCTGGCAGAGCCGAGCGAGCTGGTAGCGCCGGAAGCCCCGAAGCGTAAGACAATAGGCGAGCTTATCAAGGAGCATGAAGGCGTGCGGGGTATCCAATTCTCTACGGACGAGCACGGCAATGTGCAAGCCGCTTATATCCGCGGTAAGCACGGCGGTATGAAGCTTGTAAGCATGGGAGACGGTTTAGAAAATGTATCATCAAAAATTTAAAATGCATGGAAGCATTAATGTGTTTATTTGGAATAGCAATAGGTGCGGGTTTGGTAACTGGCTTGTGGCTTGTGGCTAAGTTTGCAGCCCGTAATATAGATGGGGAATACGACGAGTAATGGAAGAGGCAATAAGGGTATTGTATGCCGTGGTAATAGTCATAGTGGCAGCCGCGGCAATCTTTACGGGCATAGACGTATATTTATCGTTGAAAACTGCACGCGGTAGGAAACCCGAGTATTTCAATAGTGGATATAAGCCGGAACATGGCACCGAGTTTTGCCGGGCGCATCTTGTGGGTAGGGTATACCGACTTGATAATAGAGCGCTGTACTTGGTCGAGATACACCCCGAGGATGCAACCAAAGCGCGTGCGTGGACTGTCCCGGAGGCAGAGCTACGCGGAGTGTATTTACTGGAGAAAGGAAAATTTTATAAATTGGCATTTAAAGAAGAATTATATGAAAGAACCAAAGCTTCCCTATAAGCTTAAATGGGGCGATAGGACGGCCGCAAGGGTTGACGAAGTAGAATACCTTATCGGTATCAGATTAGTGGGCTATACGAGCCTAAAAGACGTGATTATAGCCGAAGTACATGAGAGTGTGGCGGACGAGGTGGGTGCATGGAGCATGCCCGAAGACTCAAAGAGCGTAGGCAGTGGCGACGTGTTTATGAAGAAGCCGCGAGCCGGGGCATACTACAAGTATATAAAGATTAAAAACATCGTGCATGAGGAAAGTTAGTTTTATGGATATGGCGGTATGCCTCAACTGCCACGTATTCATCATATGGGAATTCATACGTAGATATGGTTATACCGCCGGGGTGACAAAGGACAAGTACGGGCGCGGTTATGTGGAAGCCGCGCTTTGCAACGGGTGGATTGATAAGCTGGCAAAGTATGTAGCTGCCCAGGACTTCACATACAAGCAGTCTATCAATAAACGGCAGTATCTCATCAGGGATGAGGCACGCCTCGCAGAGGAGAAAAGAAACGAGCAGGACATATCGAGAACCTACGGAATTGACCCGGACGGAAGGATAAAAAGGGTATCAACGTTCAAGAACGGAACGGTTCAAACGTGGTATTGGTATCGGTCTTCGCTCGGGTGGAAATTGACATAATGAAAGCGGTTTGCCTATAGGAGTTAGCAGTATGATAGTGCCCTCTACGAAAGCCTATTGGCAAACCAAATGATAGCGATTAGCCCAAATCTGATTACAAAATGTCAGATTTGGGCTTTTGTTTATAAACAGAAAAAAGAGCCTCAAAAATTAACATATTTTATGCACAGCTGCACAGTAAAAAATCACTACTGTGCAGGTTTTTGCTCACTCTAACTCCTTATATTATAATATATTATATGTAAATGCACAGATGCACAGTAAAAAGAGGGTAAAACATTATTCTGGAGAAAAGTGTATTTTGGAGGGTATAAAATATACTATTCTCTAAATAAAAGTTTAGAAAAAAAAGTGTGTGTCTGTGCAGGTGCTTGTAACTAACAGAACGATAGGTAGTTACCGTGTTCGCGTGTTCAACCGTGTAAATATAATTCATTTGTAAACTTTATTTGTAAAAAAGGCATAACTGCCCGTCGGTTGGTCTGGTGCGATTTGTTGCCTACCTTTGTGCCATGATTGAAAACGACGTGAATAGTCCAACTACTGGAATAGTCCGAATACTGGTCTACTACTCGCGCATCTCTTTAAGAGACCGC